TCCCTGATTGTGTGATGGTACGGGGAGATAGAGTGGTCATTGCTGAGTTGAAGAGCGAAAAAGGTGTGGTCTCCGAGAAACAACAGGAATGGCTCGATGCCTTGAAGGAAGTCCCGTACCTTGAAGTCTTCCTGTGGCGAGCTGGGGATGAGGCGATAGAAGAGATAGCAGAGGTGCTGAAGTGAAGCACTGGTACAGTTTCAGAAGCAAGGACGGCAATATACGGGGCTATTGCCCGGCAAAGAATAAGCAGGAAGTGGCTTGGTTTGCTGGATACCCTATAGCAGGGTTGCATATAGAGCGGGTTGAATGGAGTGGCGAGGAGTTTAAGCAATGTTAAGAAATCAGATTGAGCGGATGGAATACTTAGCCTTACAAGATTTGGTGATAGCTAGGAATAAACTCATCAATGATTTGCTTGAGGAAATACCTGAAACAGACAAGGCGTTTAGGAAGGGACTCGAAATGCGAAATAAAGCGTGGGAAAAAGATAAAGAAATTTGGGCAAAGGCTAGAAAGCAAAGGGATGAGGAGTTTACAGAGTGCCAGGAAACGAAGTAGACTTAGATAAAGAGATGGAATTGATAGTTGAGAGGCTGAAGCTCGTCGAGGAAGCTGGTCATGGCGAGGTTATCATTAGGATTGCCGATGGGCAGGTTGTGTATATCACTCACAGTATAGGGGAGAAGGTTAAAAATGGACACAAGTAAAACTTATATGTGTTTTCTTGTAACTAGTCCATAGCTGTGGTATAATATAGGTATGAAGAAACATTTGTTAACACAAGAGGACAGGAAAGCAGGGAATATCGCAAGGTGGCAGGGGTATCAGAAACAGATATTAAATTGTATTGAGTGTGGCAAGGAGTTTTCTGTCCCGCCATCAGTAATCAAAAAAGGAAAGGGTAAATACTGTTCCCAATTATGTGCAAATAGGGCAAAGGGGAAAGCGATGTCAGTAGAAAAGCATTTTAAGCAGAATGGTTATATCTACATCAAGAATTGGGAACATCCGTATAGGAGCAAACAGAATTTAGTTGCCGAGCATCGGCTTATTGTGGAGGAGTATTTAGGGAGGTACTTGGAATCTCAAGAGGTTGTTCACCATCTAGATGAGGATAAGCACAATAACGAACTCTACAATCTTTTCTTATGTAAAGATGATATTGAGCACCGTATCGTTGGGAGGATTGATAAGCAGTTTCTGTGTATGTTTAATGTTGCCCGTTATCAGTATTGGGATGATTTTAAAAACTTTGACATTACAAAAGACCGACAAGACCAGCTGCAGGAGATGAGGGGATTCTATGAAGACAAATTGTGGCTAGATACGCTTTGTCAATTTTTCGATTTTATGTATGAGAAAAGTACTAACAAGTTAGACGAAAATCTTTATGAGTGGCTTCCTATCCCTAAGTTTACCTCAATGGAACAACTCTGGCTAGCCTTTCTTTTTGCTGGAAAATACGGTAAATATTGGGATGGTTCTGATTGGGTTGAGCAGAAGTAATAATTAAATAACTAATCGCTGACTCAAGAAGCGAGAGGCGACTTTGACAGGAGAAATCCTGCGGAGTCGTTTTTTTATTAGGAAAGAAAATGGTTATAGCAACTGAGAGAAATACCTGGCCTCTTTGGCAATGTCTAAAAGCTGAATCGCTGGCGATGCTGATTCAATATCAGTGGAAGCACTACGGGACCAAGCTTGACCTATTGGTTGACCGATATAAAGAACTGGAATCCCTTCCAGAGATAGACCGTTTGATGCGGGAGAGACCGCGCTATAGGGGAAAGGTGTGGTTTGGTGGCTAAGAAAGACCCGACACCACGCTATCGTCAATACCCGGATAGAGGTTGTTTTCTTTATCCGTCTTGTCTTTCTTGTCCTCTCCCAAAATGCTTTTTTGAGTTAACCTTAGCTGAGAAACGCCGTCTACTTGGTAGAGGTAAGAGCGATGAGATAATAGAGCGGCTTGCTAAGGGTGAGGATATAGAGGCAATTGCCAGGGCTCTTGGTGTCTCGGTAAGAACGATTCAGAGGGCTGTGAAGAGGTATAAGGATGGGGGGTAAAAGCTGGTATAGCCCTAGAGAGATTAAATTTACTCGCCAGCAAGTTCTTTGGCTTATTAGAAATCTACCAGCCTTGAGGGAGGGCTCCTGGCCCGCCGAGGCAAGCAGCTATACGGATATTCCTATAGGTAAGAGGAGTGGTAAGAATAAAGCATACTTTGAGACACCAGCCGAATACGCTGCTGAGGTAGAGTCTAGACTGGAGCGGGCCGGTATAGATGGGCTTATCTTGGAAGCTATAGAGTGCTGGGACAAAAGTGAGCAATCAATGGCAAGCTATCTGAGACTACCTGCCGAGGTGATAAGGAGTAGGGCGAACATGGCTCTAGGTTATATATCTGGATGGCGTAGAAAAGTATCATATCGGGATTTTAGAGGGCGCAAAAAATCCGATACTCAGGCTCAAATGTCGGAATAACTTGACAACACTTTGTGCCTGTGGTATATTGACTTATTAGAAGGCTAGAGCTTAGACCCAGCAAAAAACGGCTGGGTCTTTTTAGTTGGTAGCCCATCGGGAGGCTTGAAGGCCGACCCCGGTGGGCTGCTTGTATATACGGGGGAAGTCTATATGAAAGTATGCCAACATTGTCATAGAGTAAACCCTGATGATACTACGAGATGTATTAACTGTGGCCGGTCGGGCTTTGACAAGCTATGGCTAGAACCGCCGTGGCTTGTTGACTTTGTGGCGGAATGGCAAAAACGAGAGAAGGCATTGGGCAGGAAGCGGGAGTAAGGTTGGTGAGTATATATGGCTAATGGAAAGAATAACGGCAACAACGGCATATCTAAAAAAAGAGAGCGGACAGCACAAAAGATAATCGGAGCCCTAGGAGAAACTAAGGGACTGTTGACACTGGCAGCTCGCAAGGCTGGCGTATCCTATAGAACTCTAAACCGCTATGCCAATGAGTTCCCCTCTGTGCGAGAAGCGGTAGAAGAAGCTAAAGAATCAATGGTTGACTTTGCTGAGGGCAAACTGTTTGACAAGATAAGCAAGGGTAACACAGCTTGTATAATCTTTTACTTGAAAACGCAGGGTAAATCTAGGGGATACATAGAGAGGCATGAGGTTGGTGGTGAAGGCGGCCATCCTATAGAGGTCTCGGTTATAGAGAAGGTTAAAGACTATGGTAGTGGCGACTGAAATCCCCCCCTTCCGTGAGCTAAAAGACGGAAAGCTCACTCTTAATTATCACCCGGGCCAGGTCAGAGCCGATGACAGCAAGGCTCGGTTTGTGGTTATGCTGTCGGGTACGCAAAGTGGCAAAACATGCTATGGCGTTCACTGGCTATATGATGAGATACAGGGTAAGGGACCGGGCGATTACCTGGCAATAACAGCTACCTTCCCTCTTCTGAAGCTCAAGATGCTGCCTGAGTTCCTATATGTCTTTGAGGCACTACTCCACGTGGGTACATTTAGAGAATCGGACAAGGTGTTTATCTTCCATGATGGGCAGACTAGGGTAATCTTCGGCTCAGCCACTAATCCTGAATCAATAGAGAGTGCTACTGCTAAGGCAGCCTGGTTAGACGAAGCAGGTCAAAACCAGTTTAAGCGTGAGGCATGGGAAGCCATACAGAGGAGGCTGTCAATCCACCAGGGCAGAGCTTTATTTACCACTACCCTATATGGCTTGGGGTGGCTGAAAACAGAGATATACGATAAGTGGCGAGCTGGTGCTCGGGATATAGAGGTCATCCAGTTTGAATCTACTGTAAATCCTGCCTTCCCCAGAGAGGAATTTGAGAGGGCTAGGACTGTTATGCCGCGGTGGAAGTTCAATATGTTCTACCGCGGCCAATACGATAAACCGGCTGGGCTAATCTATGATGCCTTTGATGTAGCTACCTGCAAGATACCCCGCTTTCCTCTCAATGATGAAGCTCACAAACACTGGCCTCGTTTTGTGGGACATGACTTCGGTGGTGCTAATCCAGCAGCCATGTTCTACGCCCAAGACCCGGCTACCGGCTATTTCTATGCTTACCATGAATACCTACCGGGACCGGGCAGGTCAACCCATGAGCATGTAGAGGAGTTTAAGAAGATTACGGCTGGCACAAATGTTCTGAAGAGGGCTGGCGGTTCTCACCAAGAAGAGGAGATAAGGGAAGCATATAGGGCGCACGGCTGGCCGATTCAGGAACCGAAGGTAAGGAGTGTTGAAGCAGGTATTGATAAGGTCTATGCCTTGCATAAACTCAATAAGCTCTTCGTCTTTAACGACCTCTATGCTTACCTGGATGAGAAGCTGAACTACAGCCGTGAGTTGGATGAAAATTACAATCCGACTGAGGAGATAGAGGACAAGGAGCGCTATCATTTGATGGATGCTGAGAGGTATATACTGAGCGACTTTACCCCGGAGACGGTGATTGTGCAGAAGTCCAGGGCACCGAGTAGTTACCTATAGGAGTAGCGAATGGATACATTAGAGATTGTCCAAAAAAGAGTAGATGAACTTCAGCCATTATATAATCGCATGGATAAAACCAGGGACTTGGCTTATCATACTCCCTTTAAGCTCAAAAACTTTGACGGTATAGCGATAGATAATGTCGTCAATGTAACCACCAACTGGCCCGGTATATATGCCAACGCTATCATCTCAGACCTTATGGGGGCGGTATGGCAAACAGTCATCGAGAGTGAGAAGGGGCTTTCTGATAAGCAGAAGCACGATATAGAGAACTTCATAGAGGATAATCTGGCACAGGCAGACGAGCAACTAGGACGGAAAGGCATTGCTGACTTATTTACCTGGCTCTGTAACCATGTTTGTATCAGGAGTCTGATAGGCGCACGCTGGATTTCTCAGTTTGATGGGGACTCTTATAAGATTGATTGCCTGCCAGTGGACATGCGCTGGACTCCGTTTGAGTTTGGCAATGACGGCTTAAACTGGGTGGCATACAAATCCACCCGCAGTGCTACCCGAGTTAAAGCACAGTATGGCATAGATGTAGGCACAGAGGATATAGAGGTAACGGACTTCTGGGATAGCAAACAGAATAAGGTATATCTTGAAGGTGAAATGGCTCCAGGGTGGCCGAAAAAGCACGGCTTCGGACAACCCCCCTTCGTGATAGCAATTCCCTCTTCTGGGTTTATGCTTAGAGACAAGGGGTGGATAGAGCATGAGGCTGAGGATTTATTCTTCTTGAATCGGGGTTTATATGATGAGCGTAGCCGTCAAATGTCCATTGAGCAAACTCTGGGTATGGATGTTCTCTTCCCTCCGTATGAACAGGAAACGGAAGAGCCAGGGAAACCAGCAGATAAGCCACCTAAGACTGGGGAAACAACGAAGGTCAAAACAGGTGAAAGGCACCAACTCCTTCCGAGGGGAGACATTTCCAATGCCTTCCGTGCTGGGCATGCTGATGTTCAGAGGGACTTACAGATGGGCGGTGTCAATGATATAGACCTGGGTACTGTGAGCCAAACAGTGTCAGCGGTGTGGATTACCGAGCAGTCAGAGATACGCAATAAGCTGATTAAACCCAGGTTAAAAGCATTGGCTTCATTCCGTCAGCAACTAGCCCGAATGATGATTGACCAGTATATAAAAATCAGTGAGAAGGCTAAAAAGAGTAGCTCTGAAATTGAAGTGGGTGTTGCCGGTCGGAAGCGTAAGTATTCAGCCAAGCAACTAGGAGACCCTGGGACCTACACTATAACAAACGAGTTGATGTCTAAAAGCAAGAAGCAGGAGATTGTTAATCTGGCGATGTTCGAGGCAGCCAAGGGAGAGTTACCGCTAAGGGTGAGACTGACCGATATTCTAATGGCTGACGATCCGGACGGGATAATGCGGGAGCTTGAGATAGAGGGTGCCAAGCGAGCCGACCCTGCTCTTGCACTATTTGAGATGGCTGTCAGATATGCAGAGGATGCCGAAAACTTAGAGGGGCTTGACGCTGAAACCAGGAAAATAGAGTCCATGATGCTGACTGAAAAGGGATGCTCAATTATTAGGCAGAGGGCTTTAGGGACAGAACCCACAGAAGAGACAAAAGTCGCGGGGGAAGAACCTACAGGTTCTAAGCTGCAAGCGCTCATGCCATTGCTGGGACAAGGAGGAGTAGCTGGGGGCGGTGGGCGAAGACCAGAGGAAACGATGGAGGAGACAATTGGCGAAGGTTAAATGGACTAAGGACGATGTCATTAAGAAGTTTCAAGAAGCGATGGCACAGGCGCAGCCAAAGGCAGGGCAAAGACCCAATACGCTTCAAACTTTGTTAAGCAAGATTAAAGGAAAACCAGGAGAGGGTGAAGAGACTGTATGAGCAACGGCATCTCTGATTTACTCAAGAAGTATGGCACCAGCCTAGAGCAAACGAGGGCATTGATGCCCAAGCTGACTGAAGCCGTTAAACGACAGCGAGCTATTAAACTTCCAACCTTGCCGACTGTGCCTCAGTTCTTTACTCCTGAAGAGGCTAAGGATTTAGGCGTTGAGCTTGAGCCTCGTTGGTCATTAAAGGTATCACCGGGGAGAGATGGTCAAGAGCCTTCTTTCAGCTACATTACACCTACAGGCTGGGAGATAACGCAAGCTGGGCTATACGTCTCGCCTGAAGGAAAGAGATATACCCCAGAGCAGTTGCAGGCGGAGCAGGAAGAGTATCTTAAATCTCTTGGGAGAATGCCTCCGATGGAGAAGGGCGTGCTTACTCCTGAGCAACTGGGAATAGAGCGAGGTTATAGAATCCCTGAAGTGCCTCCAGAGCTTGAGGAGATATACGGTAAAGTATTCCCTGAGAGTGATATTAACAATTTATTGCTCTATGCTGAGGCTCAACCAGAAGCCTTTTACAAGGATATACTGACTATAGGCAGAACTGAGGATACTGAGGAATTACTCGAGAGGATGTTTCCTGAGATAAGACCTGAGCAGCTTGAGGAGTTCTTTGCTCCTATGGCTGAGGAGCCAATAAAGGAAATCGCTGCTGAATTGCCAGAGACTGAGCCAGAAGCAGTGTTCCTACCAATGATTGGTGTTGTCAGAAAAATGTCTGCCGGAGAGAAGGAGGCGGCTCCAACATGGGTGAAAGCCTTTGCTTCAGGTTTAGGAGACGTATATAGCTCTGTTGCTGGTGCGGCTAGGTGGCTTGGCTTTGGCAATATAGGAGAGGGTTTATCAAAGGAGGCTGAGAGATTACATCGAGAATACACATATCCCGATACTTTAGGTGACTTTGAATTCGCTGACCTGCTCAATCCTGAATTTTATGAAACTAAGATTGTTAGGGCTATCCCGTTTGCCTTATCACTAGCTCCACTGGCTGTAGGCGGTTACTTTGGGGGTGTTGCCATCGCTAGTGCTGCTGGACTTGGGACGATATGGTCAGCAATTGTTGGTGGTTTCACTGGTGCTGCTTTGAGTCGACCTCTTGAAAGTGCAATGGAAGCTGGCGGTCAATATGACGATGCCATAGCAAGGGGCAAGACGGAGAAGGAAGCTACAGCAGAAGCCAATGAGGTATTTCGTAATAATATGCTACTAGCCGGTGCTGATGCTTGGGAGATAGCTATAGCCTTAGCACCTACTCCCAAGTGGGTGCCAACGGCATTGATTAAGGGTGGATTAGCGAGGACAGTTCAAGTCGCTGGCAAAATGGTAATTGTGGGACTGTCTGAAGGTGGGGAGGAAGTCTATCAGGATATGATACAGAGACACGCTAGAGGCGAGGAGTGGCAACTAGACCCTATATCTAAAGAAGTATTTGCTATCGGTGCCGTTATGGGTATGGGTATGGGGTTAGGTGGTGATGTAATCTCCTCAATAATTAGCAGGTCAAAAGAAGATATGACCCCTTCACTTAAAAAGGACTTTGACAATGCTGTTTCTGATTTTAAGGAACAAGGATATAGAACTGACCAGGCGGAATTGAAAGCACTGGATGTTATAGCCAAAACCCCAGAGGGTGAGAAGGTTGTAAGTGAAGCTATTAAAGAGGTCAAGGCAGAGAAGGAAGCTCCTGAAGTAGCACCTGTTACCCCAGAGGTAACATTAACTAAAGAGGAAGCATTAAAATTTGCCAATCCAGAAAAGCCTTATATTGTAGATGAAATCTATGATAAGGGTTTGAGTGTTAATTCTGATGGAACTATGACGTTGTATCATGCTACTACAAAGGAGAGGGCACCAGAACTTGTCAAAACTGGTATATTTAGGACGGCAGAAGGTGCTCCCGATGCTTATGGTGTGTATTTTTCTACGAGTCAAGAAGTAGCTGAAAGTTATGGAGATGGCACTTTGGTCAAAGTTAGAGTTAATCTAAGAGACCTTAATTTAGATGACTCATTCCCTGGCAGACCCCGAATGGATTTTCAAGTTAATACAAAGAGAGGAATATATAAACCAGTTTCAGTTGAGGTCACAGAACGTGAGGTCAAACCAGCAACCCCCAAAGCTGAAGCAAAACCTACTGAGGCGGAAATTACTGCACCCCTCCCTGAAGAGGAAGAGGTTAGGCGCCAGCTTAATGAATTACAAAAGATGTCTGAAATCTGGAGTAAGAAGCTGGCAGATAGGGAAGAGGTCAAGTCTCAGCTTGCGAAGTATGTCAGAGAGAATTTACCTCCAAGTGTCAGGGGTAAATACATAACGGCTGTAGCTAAGGTCAAGACTGACGCTCAGTTGGAGAGACAAATAGCCAAAGTATCGGAGTTTGCAGAACTCAATGCTCAAAAGACTCTAAAGATAGAAATCAGAAAGGAAATCAGAAAAGCTAGGGCGAAGATAAAAGACCATATACTCAAGGGTAAGTTTACTCCTGAAGTTCAAAGGCGATTAGATGTTGTCTCTCATAACCTTGAACTCGACAGGGATGCAGCCAGAGAGAGGATAGCGGAGAATATCACGGCGTATCAAGAAGGCAAACTCGGCTATGAAGAGATGCTTACTGATAACGAAATGCTTAACTTTGCCGGTATTGATGGTATGTCCGCAGAGGAACTCGCTAATACACTAGGCTATATCAAAATTCTTGAGTCAAGAGGTAAATCAGAGAGGCAGGCTAAACAGGAAAAAGCCACAGAGAAAATAAAAGCTACTCGCTCTGATATTAGTAATATCTTAACCGGTGGGAAAGGGTTAAAGACAGGTATCGGAGCTGTTCCTAGGGGGGAACTGGCAGCTAAAACGGGCTGGTGGGATACCTTTGTTAATTGGCAATATGGTATAGATAATCTGGCTGATAAACTCAGCAAACTAGACCCAACCTCAAAGCCGTATCAAAGTGAGTTGAGTAAGTTTGTGGCTCAGGTTCACAGGGCTACACACAGACAGGTCGCTGGTACTAAAAACGCTTTCAAGAAGATACAGGACGTGATTCGAGAAACCTATGCAGTAAAGAGCACTCACGATATTAACCAAAGGCTCAATGCTCTGGATGAAGAAGTTAATCTCGGTGTCTTTGACCTAACCGCAGAATATAGAGCAAATCACCCTGGTGCTACTAATGTTACTGTTAAGATGACACGAGACCAAATGATTGCCAAGTATATGCAGATGCGGGACCCCACGCTTAATGATACTTTTACTACGGGCATGGGATGGTCGCAGGATGTAAAGGATGCAGTGGCTAGTAATCTTACGGAGGAGGAAAAGAAACTAGCCAGTGCCATATTTGAATTTTACGAAGGTTACTATGATGCTACGAACGAAATCTATCAGGAGTTGTTCAATGTAGACATGCCTCATAATCGTGTCTATTCTCCAATAAGGAGAGACTTTGAGGCTGAAATAGCTGAGAATATCCTCACAATGCGGGATGCCTCACAGTATGCTTCGGTGCTTAATGGTAGCCTGAAAGCCAGACAAAGGAATATCAGACCGTTGAGGTTCAATGGTGCTTTAGCGATTCTGTCCAATCATATTCAGCAGATGGAGCACTTCAAAGCATGGGCTATCACCATGAGGGATATGCGAAGGGTCTTTGGAAATAAAGAAGTCCGGCAAGCAATAGAGCAATATCATGGCCGGGGAGTGCAAAGGTTAATAGATACCTTCTTAAACCAGATGGCTAGAGGCGGAATAGAGACAGCAACCACTAACCGAGCTGCCGATTTTCTTAGGAGAAACTTTACTAAATCTATTCTGGCTATTAAGCCGGTTATTATGTTAAAGCAGATACCCTCACTATTCGGCTATATCTCAGAGATGAATCCAGTGGAGTTCTTCACGGGTATAGCTGACTTCTGGACTAACCCAGTTGCCCATTTCAAATTCCTACATGCCAATTCAGAAATGTTTAAGGCAAGAATGGAAGCAGGCTTTGAGCGTGATATTCGAGCTGCTATGGAGAAGCATGGCAAGCAGCTAATATCGGGGCGGGGGAAGGTTACAGACTGGTTTATGCTTCAAATCAGATTGGGTGATACTTTTGCTGTAACCCAAGGAATGTGGGCGAAATATAAAGCGGGGCTAAAAGAGGGTTTATCTCAAGAAGATGCTATTGCTGCCGCCGAAGATACTACTGGTAGAACTCAGCCGTCATTTGGTATTGATACTCTATCCGCCATTCAAAACGGCGGTTCATTCCTTAAATTGTTGACAATGTTCCAGAACCAGCCGAATAAGTATTTCAGAATGGTTTTTGATAATGCAAGGAATTTTCACTATGGTAGGGGAAGTAAGGCAAAGGCAGCCTCCACTATACTCTTGGCTTGGGTGGTATTACCAATGATGTTTCAGTATATTGCTGATGCCTTCCAGTGGAAGCCAGAGAGGCAAGCCCGGGCGGGTATTCTTGGCCCACTTAATTTTATCCTGATTGGTGGGCTGTTGGTTCAATCTATGTGGGGATGGCTTACTGACCAGCCTTTTGATTATCAGATTAGCCCAGTGGCTCAAACTGGCAGAGACTTACAGATGATATTCCTGAAGGCTAAGAAGCTACTTAATCAAGGACTTGACCCCTATAAGGATATTTGCGGAGATGATGTAGCTGCCGTTATAGAGTATCTAGGTAAAGCAACTGGGCAAGTCTTAGGACTACCAACACCCTACTTTGCTCAACTCTCAAAACTAATACGGCACAAGTTTGCAGCCGGTGAGGAACTTCAAATTAAGGACTTTCTCTTTAGCGAGTGGGCATTAACGCCACCTGAAAAGACTGCCGAAGAACAGGTTGAGGAACTTAACCTCAAGCTCGGCGAGCCAGAAGAAGGAGTTGAAGATAAGCCTCTAACCGACAAGCCCATACCAGTTTATGATACCGCAGACTGGTTCAGAGATATAGGCAAGGTGTATGATAACGTATTGCCACAGGACGTGCTTGATGACCCTAATGCCTCAAAGGAAAGCAAGGCATGGGCGGAATATGAGATAGCTCGGTCTAAGTCTGATATACTGCCTAACACTGCTCTTTACAAGATAAACACTGAGGATAACAGCGATACTATAATCAACTATTACCAGCAATGGAAGGCTAGGGAGAAGATAACTAACCTAGCCAAACTAAAGGAATTTGATAAGCTCTATCCGAAAGCCTATCTTGGCAATGTTACGAGACAGCAGTATAGCTTACTGGTTAAATACTTGGAGGCTGAGGACAAAGATACATTCCTTACGGAACATCCTGAACTCAGAGTAAACCCTAGAGACGAATGGTTGAAAGCCAATCCAACTGATAATGCTCGTCTGGCATTAGCGGGGCAAGCAAAGATACTCAGCCTAGAGGCATACAATGAGATTAAAAAACTCATTAAGGAATTAGATATACCGGATGATGCTATACCTGAGTTTACCCTACCGCCTGAAGGGTCAGTTGAAAATTACTTTAAGTACCAAGACATCATTGAGGAGTTCAGTGCTAATAGCTGGGAAGCACAACTTCTTATGGCACAGGATAACGACCTCCGTGAGTTCTTAGAACGAGAGCCAATAGAAACGCCTATAACAGCCCTTGAGTTGAAGATTAAACACCGAGAACTCTTTGACCTATATGATGCTTATGGGGATAAGGATTCGCCACTATACATTGAGGATGATGACGCTAGGGATGAGGCAAGGGATAAGCTGAGGGCTGACAACTCAGAGTGGGTAGATGATATGAGGCGGATAGAGGCTATTGAACACGAAGCCTCCGACACTATCATTGAATCGTGGGTAGAACGAGGCAAGTTGGTTGATGAGTTTTCTGGTGGCAGCTCCGAAGTTAAGGTTTGGTTGGTAGACCATAAGAATGTTTGGGATTGGGCATTAGAGCAAGAACTACTGACTGATGATGGCAGCGATTGGAATGAACCTGTCCTGCGTATCAATGCTAAATGGCGAGTTGAGGATGATGAATATGATGCCCTTGAGACTGATGAAGAACGAACGGATTACCTTGCCTCACACGCTGAATACCATGAGGCTAGATATCGGAGGAAGGCTTATAGCATAGAGGACTTTCCTAAAGACCAGATAGAAACGTATGTAGAATACTATACAAGTCCCAAACTGAAAAAGCCAGCAGATTGGAAGTACAAATATTGGTTCGAGGATGACTGGTTCTTAATTGAGCACGCTGAGTTTTACAAAACTATGCTGAAGCTGAAGATATGGCAGCCACGAGAGTTAGAAAAAGTGCCAACTCGCAAAGTCTTTGAGTTTTACAAGACATGGTATGATTTACCGCTGGGTAAGCCAAGAAGGTTCTTTGAAGAGACTCATCCCGATTTGGATATGTGGCTACACTTGAAATTCGGGACTAAGTTGGAAAGTGAGAGATGAGCAGATTAGCCTTAGAATGTCAGGGAGCCGGGAACGCGGTGGGTAGATAGGCAAAACGTTCGGGGACAATACCGAGTAGAGAGGCAATGAAATATAATACAAACAGAGCGATAAAAAAGCCAAATATGGCATTACCTACCCATGGTTCCCATTGCTTCTTCGGTTTCATACCTTAATAATAAATATTTTTTAGACTTTGTCAAGAGGGGGAGAGCAATGAAAAGATAGTTCTAATATGCGGGTAGGACAAATGGTAAGTCAGCCAGTCTCATAAGCTGGAGAAGGGGGTTCAATTCCCCCACCCGCTACCAAAGGTTAAACAGATACCCGATGCCATAAACACGGCTTTTTGTATGCCTGTGAAATCTTACATCACAGGCTTTTTGTATTTAAGGGAGGTAAACACAATGACCATGGACGAAACCAAAGGAGCTGAACAGGACACAACTTCGGGTAAACCCGGACAGTCTTCTGGCAGCAAGGGTGGGACTACTTCAAAAGACAAGGTATCCATCTCCAAGTCAGAGTATGAAAAATTACTCGAAGACGCCAAAGCGTCAGGAGGACGTGCCCAAAAGGTCAGTTCTCTTGAACGTGAAAGGGACATCCTCAAAGACAAACTTGAGTCTACTAATAGTAGGCTTGACGGACTTGAGAGGGAGGTAAATGAGTCCCGTCTCGCCGAGGCAAGAGGAGACCCCGACCAACTCCGTGTCTATCAACGGGAACAATCTTTGACTAAGCGGGAGCGAGAACTTGAGGAAACCATCAGGGACATGACCAGACGTGAGGGGCAATTGAAGGAAGAGCGCGCTGAAGTTGATAAAGACAGAGGCGTTGTCTCACTCGCCTATATTGCTGCCAAGCATGGTTTGGAAACTGAGGAACTGGAGTCACTTGGTATCAGTGACCGCGATACTCTTGAGAAAGTCGCTGAGAAAATCGCTAAAGCTAAGCCATCCGAGCGCGGTGAAGGAGAGGGAGAAGGTGAAGGGGAAGGTGAAACATTTACGCCTGACTCTGGTGAGACTACTGGTGGAGAGAAAAACTATGCAAAGGTGAGCTTTGCGCCAAGTGCCCCAAGTGGTAAGGAAATGATAAGCAAGGGGCTAACGAAAGAATAAGGAGGAACTGAAATGGCTAACACATTAGCCGAGTATAAGTATCTCGGTAATGCAGCCGAAATCAGGGCGGGAATCGCCAAGACAATTATCTATGAGTCTCCGCTCCTGAGGTCTCTGCCATTCAAAGAGATACACAACAATGTATCCCGGTACAAGATGGAGACAGTTGAAGCTCGTGCCGATACCTATGAAGTGGGGGACACCTGGGTTGAAGGTACTCCAACTTGGGAGTACAGGGATGCGCCTCTGGCAATCCTGGGTGGTGATGCTGATGACGATAACTTCGGAAAACTAGCTGCTGCTGGTGAAAACACCATGGCTGTTGTGACCGAGTTAAAGTCAAAGTCTATTGCTCACTGGTTTGAGCAGTTGGCGATTGTCGGTCGCACAAGTTCAGTTGCAGCCTATTTAGCCGAAAAGAACTTCAAGGGGCTGATAAGGCTCAACTGCGAGGCTGAGGGTAAAACCAAGACCGACCTTGATGGTGCTCTGTATTCCGCAGTAGGAAGTGCCAACAATCCCCAAGTAATCCAGGCTGTTTCCGGTGATTCAGCAACATTGACCCTCGATATGGTTGATGTGCTGATAGACCTGGTGAAACCGAAGCCCACTCACCTGTTAATGTCTAAACTGATGAGGCGCAAGGTAACCTCATTGGCAAGGGCATCCGGCAATAACCTTGAGCACGACAAAGACCAGCTTGGCTTCCCAATAACACGATATGGCGAGCAGATTGTCCTTGTTGGCGACTTCGTGCCAGACAACTTTGACGACCCGACAGCGCTAGTATCGGCACCGGCAACTTGGGATGCTGACCAGGCGGTATCGGCAACCCATGACACTTCACCGATATTCGCTATGCGACTTGCTGAAGATGGACTGTGCGGTATCAATGGCGAAGGCATGATTCAGACAGAAAAGTTTGACAAGCTGGAAACCAAGGATGCCAAGAGGGTTCGCATCAAGTTCTACGCTGGGATACGGCTGACCAACAAACTCGCTCTGGCCGGTCTCTACAGTGCTACAGCGAGCTAGTAAAAAGGGCTTTAAGGGGGGTGTGCCTTAACATCCCCCTAAATAAACTAAGGAGGATAAATCATGGCCGCACCTGCAACACAAGTATATCCTGACTTCAAGACATCGGTTGGCGAAGGCGGAGCTTTGAGGGAGTTCTGGATTAAGATAAAAGGATGCATTGGCAGTGCTGCTGCTGATAAGGGTGTCCAGAATGTTGTCCAGAATCCGCTTGACATGGACTTGGTCATACTAGAGGCGATAATCAATGTGACCACTGAGTCTGGGGATGTAGCTGCAGATTACAACATCGGACTTGGTGATAGTGTAGCTGGAGCTACCAATGGCGATGAACTCGCCGATGGTATGGTAGCAGCTACCCTGAACACAAAAGGCATTAAAGAGCTTGGCATTGTCCATGCGATAGCAGCACCGCCAGTCAAGCCTATCTGGAAAGCAGCACTGGCTGCTACCACTGCTGATAGCTGGCTTGTTTGTGACCAAGACGGAGATGTGGACGCCAGTGCGCTTCGCTTTGACCTTTATGTGAAGGTCATTCCATACGTTGACTTAGCTTGACGGGAAGGCTTTAAGGGGGTTGTGCCTCTAAACAACCCCTACTTCTTCTCAGGAGGTAAACATGGAAGAGTATCCGAGATTTGTTTATGCCAAAGATAAAGACGGCAATCAATTGATGTTCCAGCTAGACGCATCTGGTAGAGCAATTAAGGGTTCTAGTGCAATGCAGACAGCCACAATAGCTAATGGGGCAAAGCTCAGTGGTGAAATAGACTTAGGTGCGCCATTTGAGAATGCCCTAGTTATAATGCCCGACCTAACAACTGATGCAACGGCTGCTGTTCAAGTAGCCGAAAAAACAGGTGGGACATTTGTAACCCTTTATGGACTACACCTGGCGACACCTGGAGATATTGCTGTTCCCAAGTCAAAGGCATCCATCGTTCCTATTGGTGGTGCTCAATACCTAAAAATAAGCTGCACAACCAATCAGGGAGCAGAGAGAACAATCTATGTTAGGGGTATTTAAGGAGGTAAGATGTCGTTAATTCCACAAATCTCATACACAGAACTCAAGAAGCTCACCGCCTCAAAAGTCAAAGAGATGAAATCAGTTGAGGTTACTTCCGATGGTGAGGCATTGTTTTACGCAATCATCCCACCAGAACAAGGTGGCATGAGTATTACTGATGCTATCAAGACTCAAGCTGAATATCTCGGCGTTAGGGCTAATACCGTAGGTGGTAAAGAGCCTACTGAATTACTGGAGGGAAAGGATGCCGATATATCCTTACCAGTGCCCTAAGTGCAACTTTAACTTTGAGCTTCTATTACCAATACCGGGACAGGCTTATCACCGGTGCCCGAAATGCGGTGGTAAAGCCGAGAGAAAGATTGCCTCGGTGAACTCTAGCTTCGGCTGGCGTCTATCCGATGCAAGCAATGAGCCATTTCACCAGGATGAATTAGTAAGGGATATTTAGGAGGTGAGTTATGCCATACGCAAAAGACCAACTAAAGCTATTTGGAATTGCACTGGCGATGAAGCGAGGTGAAACGCCGTATAGTTATAGCGCAGCAGCAGCAAAGATAGCCAGAAACACATCGGAAGCTACGCTCAAGAAGATGATTAAAGAGGGAGAAAAGAAGTGAGGTGAGTTATGGCAACAAAAGGTATTCCCAGAAAAGATGGGAGCGGTGGTGGCGTTAGAGCAAACAGAGGGCGTGGGGGCTGTAAGACAACGAGAAGCACGGGTAGGGGCAGTAATAGGAGATAGGTAAATGGCTACTAAGACACTATCGGCAATCAGAAACATAGTGCGTCAATTTCTTCGTGACGAGTTTATTTCTGGCTCAGCCTTTAAGTGGGAAGATGACGAGCTTGACCTATACATTGCCCACACTCTCGGTGAAATATCTGAGTGTAGACCCTATGAGGTAAAGGAGACATTGACGACTACTGATGGCTCTAGGGAGCTTGATATTAGCTCCATTGAGGACCTGGTTGACAAGATAGACGAGAGGAAAGACAAACTGGAATACAAGACGGGCTCTTACCCCAGAAACTACAGAAACCTCATTGAGATAGATGCTGACACTATAGAGATAGATACTACGCTGACACCGGGTGATGCTGAGGATGTCTATCTCTATTGCCGCAAGCTACACCAGCTTACGGAAAGCTCATCTACTCTAAGCCCTCAGATAGAGACTGTATTGGTCTTAGGCACTGTCGCTTATGCTGCTATAGGTAAAGCCCGGTCCCACGTAAATAAAGTTAATATCGGGGGCTCTCGTGCAGCTAGTGATATGCAAGGCTGGGGAACAGCAAAAATGGCACTCTATCTATCAGCCCTAAGACGGCTCGCCCGGTCTACAACATATAAAGAATACCCTAAATCATAATAAAGGAGGAAGACAATGGCGATAACAGCAAAGGCATTTTCACACATGCCAGAGAACGCAATCAAGAAGCTCATCAACGACCTAAACGCTGGGGGGACTACTGTAAAGTGTGCACTCTTCACATCAGCGGCAGCACCAAATCAGGAAACAATGAATGACAAGGCTGATGTAGATGCTGCTATGACCGAAGTCGCTAATGGCAATGGTTACACGACTGGTGGAGCAGCACTTACTACTAAGGCCGTGACGGAGGCGACCAGAGTAACCAAGTTTGACGCTGATGATGTGGAATGGACTGACTCTACCATCACTGCCCGATATGCTGTTCTGTATGATGATACTGGGGTGGCTGGGACTAGCGTGGTGCTTACCTACATTGACTTTGGCGAGGATAAGTCCAGCGAGAGTGGCACTTTCAAAATCGCTTGGAATGCTAGCGGTATCCTGACGATTACAGTCGCGGCATGATAGGAGCCTAATAATGGCAGACACAAAGAAAAGGGATGTAACTATCAGTGTTTCAGAAGGGATAATTGGCGTTGCGCTTAAGCATTCGGAGGAAGTAGGGAGGCCTCCTCAGCACCCTCTTCTTGGATTCTCAAAACTTGAAAAAGGGGGTATCACTGCGTTTATGCCTATTTATAAGGATTATCCCCGTCATCTAAGATATCCTTTACCCTGCATGCTTTTTGAAGTGCCTAACGCTGATTATGTTAGGGCAATTAAGCGCATGGAGAGTGACATCAAAGATGAATTAAACATCAAGGAATTACACGTAGCTGAAAAATTCATGTTTGAGGAAGGAGTAAAAATCTATGACTGACACAAAGAAACCTGATAAGAAGCGGGAGAGGAGAGACGTGATTATCGAAGCTCCTGCTGTGTCCGTGCAGATAAAGACGAAATAGAGGTGAAATTATGCCTCCAATTGAACTGATAGAGCCTAGAGAGATAAAGCCTATCAATGCTACGACCTATGAGGTAGAGCTACTCGGTCACGATAAGGTTGAGATAGGTAATAGGGATGCCCTTGTCTTTGAACCTCATATCAAACTCAATCGGTGGGATGGGGAATGCTTTATAAAAGTTGGCCTGCCTACTCCTAAGAAGATTACCCCTATCCTCAATGCTGGTAAGGTTAAATGGGTTGACAGAGATACAGAAGCCCATCTCTATCCTCTTGAGCCTAGAACTGTTATTGCCAAAGATAAAGAGGGTAGAGACCATCAATTTACCCAGAATGAACTTGGTGGGTTTGAGTTTGAGGTTATCCTGAAAAAGAAACCCAAAACTAACAAGATTGTCTTTGACATTGAAACACAAGGGCTTAAATTTTATTATCAACCCCCCTTAACACAAGAGGAAATAGATGATGGTAGCATCTGCCCCGAGAATGTGGTTGGCTCTTATGCAGTTTATCATGCCACTAGAACTCCATTTCATAAGAGTAAGGCAGATGCAGATAAATATAAAGTTGGCAAGGCATTTCATATTTACCGCCCTAAGATTACCGATGCTTTAGGTAATTGGGTGTGGGGGGAGTTATCCCTAGATGAAACGGCAGGAATTTTAACAACTATAATACCCCAAGATTTCCTTGATACTGCTGTTTATCCCATCAGCACAGGAACGACCAATTTCGGGCATGAAGGTATAGGTGGTAAAAGTGCCTCCTTAGACTCTTACGTGAGGGGAACTAGCTATAGTTGTGGGGGAACGGGAAATGCACTTTCTATGACATTTTATGGAGATGGCTACTCAGACCCAGGCGACAGAGCCTTAACCGCTTTATACCGAAAGTCTGACCATAAGCCTTTAGAAATTTCATCTGAACTTAATAATAAGGGCTTGGGCTGGCACACTTTCACACTTTTGAGTAATCCAGCATTAACTGCACAAGATTATGTCCTTTGTGCTAATTCAAATGACAGGTGGGTTATATACTATGATTCTGTCACTGTATACAGATATTATAAGACAAGCTGTTGGTATTCCAACTTTGAGGATTGGCCTGACCCTTGGGATGGGACTAAAGGGGATGCAGCTTATAAATATTCCATCTACTGCACTTATGAGGCAGGGGGGGGAGTTGATGTAACCGTTGAGCCTCCTCTTACTGCCGTCACCAGCGAAGGCAAAGTGCCCTCAATGAGTCTGGGGCTAAGTCTATCTTCTCCCTTAATCGCAGTAGATAGCCAAGGGCATACGCCTACTATGAGGCTTGACCGCATCTTTAGCTCACCACTGGTTTCTGTAGATAGCGAAGCGCCGGCTCCCATATTCAGCCTTAGCCCGGAAATTCTACTGCCGCCTCTGGTTGCCATTGATAGTGAAGGGCTAGTCCCTAGCTTGCTTACCGAGTTAGTTATTTTGCCCCCGCTCATAGCTATAGACGCTGAAGGTTTAGCTCCTAGTCTAAGTCTCGGTTTAGGTCTCACAATTCCACTGGTGGGTGTAGATGCTGAGGCACTAACACCTAGTCTCTTAAGAGACGCTATATTTGGAGTCCCCCTTGCTACGATAGATAGTGAGGCTCTGGTTGCCACTATCATAACCCCAGGGGGTGTTACCATAACAGTTCCCCTGATTGGCATTGATGGACAAGTCTTAGTCCCAACGTTAAGCCTTGGGACAAT